TTACAGAACTCCAAGCTTATCCATCCGGCTCCGGACTTAAGTCTTCCCCATCCGTTCTTCTCTTCAACGATGGTGTACTTGTTCTTGTGTCCTTCCTTTTCCCGGATAGCTCCTACCTTCTCACCGTTTGGTGTCTTCCTGATGTTGAGTACATCAGTTGTCGTGGTGATGAGGTATGGTACAAAGGCTTCTGTTGTCTCGCCTGTCTTATTACAGAACTCCAAGCTTATCCATCCGGCTCCGGACTTCAATCTTCCCCATCCGTTCTGTTCCTCAACGATGGTGTACTTGTTCTTGTGTCCTTCTCTTTCGCGGATAGCTCCCACGATACTTCCGTTCGGCTTGTCCCTGATACGGAGTGCCTCTGTGGTTGTGGTGATGAGGTACGGCTTGAAGCCTGTCACATTCTCCTGTGGTTTCTGCGGTGTCTGTGGCTGCTGAGGTGTCTGTGGTTTCTCATCTGCCTTGGTTCCTGTGATCGCTGCCAGTATGGTGAGTATCTTCTTGCCGTATCCGGCTCCGGCAGCCCACCCCTTCCCTTTCGGGTTTTCCTGAATACCTAAGTATTCCACATACGGGGCACTGCCTCTCGTCACATATTTGAAGCGTGGGTCAATGCATTCCCCTTTGAGCTTCACTGTATTGGCGTATGCCTTCAGGTGCTGTATCTGTGCCCGGATGCCAAGCTGTGGGGTATCGAAGCTGTTGCCTGTCATTCCATTGCCTGTCACTCCCATACCACAGAAATTGTTCTGCGAGAGTTTCACAGCACTGCCGGAGAAGGTGAAGTTCCCGGTCTCAAGGCAGCTCTGTGCGAAGGCGATGTCTCCGCGGATGTTCTCCGCCTCTCCTTCAGATAAATAGAAAGGAATCATATCAAGGACGCTCTGCGGCACCTTTGCATTCTTGGCTTTGATGTAGGCTGTCATCTGTTCTGCCGTAGCCACAGCTTTTCCTGTGATCTTTGTCATCTTACTTGTATCTTCTGTCCCTGCTCCGTCCGTGGCGATTGCTTTCTTAAACGCATCCCATACGTGCTTTGTCGTGTTGTAGACATAAGGGTTCGGGCAAATCTTTCCGGTAACATCGTAGTGACGGATAACATGATCAGCCGGGACGTTGTACTTCTTCATCAGGTACTGTGTCAGCTCGATCGCGGATGTCACGGTCGCGTCCTCAAAGTACCAGTCCTTGGAAGTGTCTGCCTGACTGCCCTTGTTGCGGACACAGAGCTCGATGCCGATAGAGTTGCTGTTCCTGCACTCTGCGTGCTTGTAGCTCTTGGCTCCACAGTGCCATGCAATATCCTCATCCTCAACGCTCTGCCATATCTCGCCCTCAAAGCCTACAAAGTAGTGGGCGGATGCTCCGAGGTACTTGGAAGCATAATAGTGGCAGTTCGCCCACGCGCCTCCAAGAGCCCCCACATAGTGGATGACGATATACTTGATGCGCCCCACGTTGTTCGCATTTGTGAAGTTATACGGTGTGAGGAGTTTCTCAATCTTTGGTGCTGTCATCGTCCACACTCTCCTCTCCGAAGAATCCCATATCATCCGGATTCATGCTGTTGCGGAATGCCTTGAGCTCTTCCTCGGACATCTGTCCGACCTTCTCCTGAAGCTCCGCAAGCTCTTCAGGGCTCATGTCCTTTGTGTGCTCACTGCGGAGCACCTTTGTCTGTTCTGCCATGTCTATTCCTCCTCTTTATAATCTAACGTGATGGAAGTCTTGGTCTCCACAAGGATGCACTTCCTGATCTCGTTGATGGTGTTGTCAATCAGCTCTTCCGGAAGGAATGCCCGGATGAGCTCCGCATTCTTGATGCGGTAGATGTACCACAGCTCCACATCGAAGTCCGGAGCCGATTCCCCATCCTTTACTCCTCCAAGGAGCACGGATGTGAGGGTATCCTTATCCTTCTCAAAATCGCCCTTCAGCTTCTTGAGCAGGAGCTTCTTCTGCTTATCGTCCGGTTTGAGTGGCATCTGATCAAGGAACTCTTCCAGTGTCACCTCAAAGGTGTAGTCCCCGGTGAAGATTGCCTTGAGCATCTTCTCAAACTTGCCGTCATACTTGTACTTGGTCTCTGTACTCTCCTTGACCTTTGTGTTCCATACACCTTCCCCGATCAGCTTCTTGAGCTTGTCCGGGTTTAAGATGTCAAGGCTCATGCTGTCCGTGATGGATGCACTGCCTGCATCTCCATAGAATTTCACATACTTCACGTTGTGGTCATCCATGATGCTGATACCTCTTGCCTGAAGCTCCGCTTTGTAGGCATTGGTGAGGGCTCTGTTCTCCTTGCCCTGCTTGTCAAGCTCCACAAGGGCTCCGATCAGCTCCTCTGTCTTCATGTTCTTTGCTTCCACTATCATTCACCTCTTTCTCTTTCAAAGCCTGCGATTGCCTTTGCCGCACACTCCTGACAGATTCCCTTGCCGTGGAACTGCTTCACTCCTTCGGTAGCTCCACAGAAGAGACATCTCGGTCTGTACGGGCTTATCGTGATTCTGCCACCGTTGCTCTCCACAATCATCGGGTCTTTGCCCTCGATGCCGAGCTCCCTTCTCATCGCTACCGGGATGCTGATGGAGCCGTGGCTTGTCATTTTCTTATACGCTTCACTCATGTGTTACTCCTTTCTAGGTATCCAAGATGTCCTTGATATACTCATATTCTTCACCCATTGTATAGGTGTCCCTGCCTTCCGCTTTCAGCTTGTCTCGGAACTCCTTGAGCCTGAGTGCAAGCTTCAGGGTCTTCGCCACTCCCACCGCTTCGGGAGAGGCTCGCAGGTGCCGATCTGTATGACCGAGCACGATGCTGATTGCCTGATACAGGAACACATCCCATGCATAATATTCCGCATCCCTTCCATTCCACTCCTCCCGGGCTTCCTCGATGTACTTCTTCCGGTTCAGTCTCGGCTTGTCCGGTGGGACGATGCCCTTCTCCTGAAGTTCCTTCTTGATCTTTGCGTTCATGGCTTTCTGTGCCTTAGTCATAGCCTTCCTCTTCGCCATACTCCACCTCCTCGTTATTGACTTTGAGCTTGCCCTGTTTGAGCTGATCTTCAAGGCTGATCATAGATTCAAGGTGGACATCGAGGAGGTTTGTCTTGACTTCTTCAATGTCCACACCTCTCGCGATCGCCTCCTGACCGACCAACATCTGAAGATATCCGGACAGGGTTGCAAGCTCCACCATGCTGATGTTCTCCATCTCGCACCGGATATCATCATTCCTGACCGTTATCGTCAGCCTGCAATCCTTCATCCTGTTTCTCCTTCCTTGCTGCCATACTCTTGAGGGCTTCGATCAGCTTGGAGCACTGCTGATAATTGAGCCACTCCACGGAGCTGACCTTGAACATCTTCATGCACAGCCCGTTGACCCTTGCAGGCTTCTCCCATCCAAGCTCCTGCGTCAGCTTATAGACCTTCTTGCGCTGATTCTCGGTAGCCGGGTTCCCTGATCTTCGTCTCTTGGTGCTTCCGTTCTTACCCTTCGCGCTGTCCTTCATATTGAGAAGGACGCGGATACAGGTATTCAGTTCCCGGTTGTTGAGCTCCTTGATACTGTCTTTCCCGGTGTGTGCCTGCACTACAAGGTGGAGGTCTTCGTCTGAGAGTCTCAGCTCCGGGCTCTTGGCAATTCCCCACAGTTTCCGGATGCCTGCCGTTGTATCTGCTTTTGCTGCCATATTATCCCCTCTTTCTCCTCTCGCTTCCTACCGTTGCCGCTGCTCCTCTTGCGTACCCTGTAAGAAAAGCCGGAATCTCAATCTCCTTGCACTGATTCACAGTCTCAGCCTGCACGCTCACATCTGTGTATCCGTGGTTCTGAATGGCTGCATAGATTCCCTGAAGAATCTCAAGTCCGATCTCTTCCTCGTGCTGTCCGTTGATTACAATGCTCATTTTCTTCATGCTGCTTCTCTCCTTCCTATAACATCATCATGCTTGATGCTTCACTAACAATCTTCAGTGTCACCTTGGTTTCTCCGCGTTCTCTCAGGACACGGAGCACGTTGTTGAGTGTTCTGTCCAGTAAACGGAAGCAGCCATTGTTGTTGTTTGTTGCCCTGCTGATCAGCTCGCCCATTGCCGCCTCATCAATCTCAAAGCCTTCCAAGTAGTCCTTGACTTCGTTCTGATTCAGCCCCTTGAGCTTATAGTAGAAGTCCATGCGGTTCGCAAAGCGTGTCAGGGAACTCTTCAGCTCTGTCTCAAGTCTTGGCTCTCCTGCGATCACGATGCCTACATCGCTTTGGTCGAAGATTCCGCGGAGTATCTCCATCTTCTTTTGAGTGTATTTGTTGATAAGCTTGTCTGCTTCGTCAATGATCAGGAGATATCCCTGATTGACATTGAAGAACTCTCGGATGCGGTTCACGCGGCTCCATATGGTTCCGCCTGTGCTTCTCGGCATCCCAAGCTCCATCTCGATCGCTTCCACCAAGTCCCGGCAAGCCATCGTATCATCACACTCGATATATGCCACTCTCTGAAGCTTTGCGTACTTCTTGAGTGCATGGGTCTTGCCCTGTCCGGACTTTCCGACTATGATGCCGAGCCCGATATTCTCCTGACAAGCCTGACACACACCAATGGTATTGATGAAGTCCCGGCTTTCAAAGAACTCAACCTTTGACTTGAGTTTCACTCCGGTGTCCTCTGTGGTGTCCGGTGCTTCAGGAATGCCTTCCGTATCACCGCTCGCAATCAGGAACTCCGTGATCTTCTTCTCGATCTCTGTCGGGTCTGATGCATACTTTCCATTGAGGTACTGACTCACTGCCGAACTGGAGTAGTTCATTCTCATTGCCGCCTCCGCTTTTGTCATATGCAGTTCTGCAAGTCTCTCATTCATTCGTTCTGCCAGTGTCTTCTCTGTTGTGTAGGTCTTGCTTTCCAATGCTTCCATAGTTACAACCTTCCTTTCTTACTTTCTCAACCGTTTTCTTCGTATGATGCCGCGTCTGATGTTCTTGACGATCTTATCAAGCAGTACCACCACTCCGCATAATGCAAGGAATATGATGGTGCACGCTCCGATGACCGCAAGTACCATGACGAGCACAAAACTCTGATATAGTGTCATCTTAATCTCCCATAGCCCGGAGCTTTCTGAGTGCGCTCTCGGCTTTATTGCTCATATAACTACTGTCTTCAGTTTCTTCTCTCTTGTCTGCCCGGAAGCCCTGAGAGTAGGTTCTGTCTTCCGGCATTGCAATGACTTTGCCTTTCTGCTTCTGTTTGCCCTTCATCAGTTCGATGCCGCCTGTGGTCTCATTAAAGCCAACATACTGCTCATTGATCTCCTCAAACGGGATGCGAGCCTCTTCAAGTCTTTCCCTGTCGCGTTTCTGCTGACGTTTCTGCATCTTCAGGTGTTCCTCAAGAGCCTTCTGTGATACTTTCGGAGCTACCTGAAGCAGTTCCTGACAGTAGGCTTCACAGACCTTCTTGCCATTCTTATCAAATACATACAGGGTGCTCATGTCATCCGGGTCGTACTTGATATCCATTTTCCTTCCGATGTAGTCACACAGCTCGTCTGATCGGTACTCGAATCCCCACCGGACAATTCCGATGTTTCTGACAAGTACGTTCTCGGACTTCATCATCAACAGTGTTGCGTATGACTTCGGTGGTGCCGCCTTGAAGTACCTCTCCTCGTTCATGAAGCAGTCATATGGGGTCTTGTGTGTTTCCTTGGCTTTCTTCAGTCCGCCATGCTCTGTGTGCATATAGACCTCTGTCAGCCACTTGTGCCATTCCTCATAGAACTCTTCCATTGTCAGGAGTTCACCATTCTCGCACATCCTCTTGATGTCCTTCGTTACTTTGTCGGATGTCTTGGAGCCCGTCAGGGTACCTGTGTAGCTCTTGAACCACTTCGTGAACCTGTTGCACACCGTCCGGAAGAATCGCTCGATCTGACCCTTACTCCACGGCTCATATGGAAGAGCTCTGTGGTCATCTTTGATGCCGATGGACTTATAGAAGCCCTTGGTCGTATCATCAAAGTCCATGCCGCTTCTGTCGTTCCTGTCGCGTCCGGTCATCGTCTTTGCCGTGTAGTCCTTACCGTTATCTATGTAGAGGTACTCCGGAATGCCTCCCGGTTCCGAGTACATCATCTTCAACAGTGACTGCTTCAGGATATCGCTGTTCGCATCCTTGCAAAGCACATCGCCCATGATCGCCCTGCTCCTCATATCAACCCATGCCGCCAAGTGCGGCTTGATAGGGATAACCTTGCCGTTCGGCTGCTTGTAGGCAACCCAACAATCGAAGGTATGCTCATCGCCCATGACAATCTGCATGACCTTGAGTCCGCTCGTGTCACGGCTTCCTTTGACCATGACCTTATTCTTGTATTCCCTGCTTCCTTTTGATGCCAAGAAGTGGGCGTTCTTCATTCCCTCATCTTCCATGAGGTATGTGATGTATCTTGTCACCGTCTGATAGGACGGTATCTTCTCCCACTTGTTGACGTTGGCTACCAGTGTCAGCTTCTCATACAGCATCTCACGGGTTCCAAGGTTTGCCGCAAAGTCTTCGTTGAACCATATGTTCTTGATCACCTGTTTGACCTCCGGCTTGATGCTCGGGAAGGTACCGGACTCTTTAGGCTTCCGGCACAGACACAGCACTTTGAAGAACTCGAACCCGACACCGGACTCCTTCTGAAGCTTGTCCGCCCATGCACAGGCTTCGTTGTACGCCTTCACATATCGGTACAGTGTTCTCTTGCCTGATCCGAGATGCTCCTGAGCGTACTGCTCGGCATATTCCGTCTTGTTCGCTCCGTCATACTGAAGAAACTCCCTGATCACATTGCCGAGCTCCATGCCCTTGTACCACTGCTCTCTGTAGTTTTCAATGTACCAATCCACATCCGCCTCGACATACCACGGGGCTTCCGGTTCCGGCTGTGCTTCGCCCTCCGGGGAAATTGTTCCGGAAAGTTCTTTCAGCTTCGCCCGTTCCTTCCATGCGTTCCTTGCCTTCTTGGATAAGGATGCAACTGCCACCAGTACCGCGTCCTTGCCTCCGTTCTCCAACTTCTCAGTCATCGTGTCGAACTTGTCCGGGTTCCGGCTCAGCCGCTGTGCCATCGTCTTGTACTTCACTCCTTCAAGCTCGGCAGCCTCAATCAATGTGACATATTCAGCCAAACGTCTCACCTCCTTCATGCTGCTACTTCAATATCTAAAACCCTCGATATATCCTCAAGGTACTTCTTTCCGCTACGCTCACCGCACAGGATTTTGTGTAGATACTGCTTATTGCATCCAATCAAAGCAGCAAGCTCGACCTGAGTCATACCTTTGTCAATAAGCCTTTTCTTCACTTGTTTCCCGAAGGCAGTCAGCTCCATCTGCTTCGCTTTCATCTGCTCACCTCGCTATAGCTTGTACACTCTCAGTCCTGTCTCCGACAGGCTGCAACTGTACCCGTCCTTCACCAAGTCTTCCACCACTTTAGGCGGTGCCTCGTGGAGAATGATACCTTGTGTGACCTGACCATCCACCACACTGCCAATGCTCAGGCTGATCGGTGCTGTCAGTTCCTGCATTTCAAGAAGCTTCAGCATCAGCTCCTTGTCTGTCTCTGTGTATTTTCGTTCCATTACAACCTACCTTCCTGATCTACAGCTCTTTGGAGATCGTCCTCTGCTTCGGCTTGCCTCCAACCTTCTTCAAGGACATCCTGCTCACAATCGTGAGGGAGTCCGGCAGATTCTTGACTACAAGCCAACTGTCCGGGTTCAATCCATGAGCCTTCATGATCTTCTTCTGTTCCAATGTAGGGACTTTTCCATTCTTCATCAGTATTCCACCTCCGTACTGTCAATGATTTTGTCAATTACGTTGAGAATACCGTCAAGCTCGGCAGCCGCTTCCTCAAGTTCCGCCTTCTTCTCAGAGACGATCTCAAGCTTGGCATCGAGCTTTGCCCTGTGCATCGCGAGGAGTTCCATTTCCTCCCCGGTCAATCTGTACTTCATTGCTTCGCCACCTTCCTATATCTATCAGATACGGAGCTCCTGAAGCTCTGCCTCAAGGTCTTTCATCTCGGCTTTGCGTGTGGCAAGCAACTCTGTGAGTGTCTCTATCTCAAGCCTGCATGATGTCATCTTCTCTTCCACTTCTTTTGCTTTCTTGGCTCTTGGTTCCATATCCCTGAAGAGTGCCATGCCAAAGCTCTTATACAGTTCTGCTACTTCGTCCTTGCCGGACACGTTTCTGATTACCGGATGGAATTGGTAGACGAACTCAATGAGCTTGTAGTCCTCATCGCTGACCGTGCTTTCAATTCGTTCCTCGAACTCATGCTTCTGCATCCGATACCTTCCTTCCCGGTGTGATTTCCACACCAATGATCTTTTTGATATGCTGCCATGCAGTACGCTTCATATCTGCATGATCTGCACATTTCCTCGGGAGTCATACTCATCCCCCTTCCTGCTATCCATTCCTTTGTCCTGACCCGGACGATTTACCTTTATTTTCCGGAGAACTCCGGTTGTGAATTTCAGAAATGCTTGTTATAATTACTGGGTTACAAGTAACCCCCTTGCAAGTAATATAATACTGCATATATGCAGGATTGTCAATATAAAATCTGCATATATGCTGTTTTAATGCAAATATGCAGGAAAAGAAAGGATGAAATTATGTGTGATACAAACTCAAGTATTGGAAAACGAATTAGGGAACTCAGAAAATCGGTTAATATGTCTCAAGATGCTCTTGGATATGTTGTGAAGAAGAATGGTACCACTATCGGCAGATATGAAAAGGATGAGCTTCCAGTTCCATCCGATGTATTAGAAATCTTATCGGATCATTTCAATGTATCTATTGACTACATTGTTCTCGGAAAAACCAAAGACATACAAGAATTAGACAATTTTTTAGATAGGACTGCTCTCGATGCTCTGACTCTTTTTGAGCATCTTTCTGTTTCTGATCAAAAAGAAATAATTGAAATTATGCAATTCAAGCTTTACAAAAGAGGGCAAGAATGGGATGTTGTGAAAATGGTAGAATCATCCCCTTTAGGACACATAAAAAATGATGACATGGTTGGTTAATTTTTTATTCCCTTTTTGGGTTACTTGTAACCCTTAAAACCTCAAAAAAGTGTAGAATTGCTCGTAACGGAATTATTTCACGGAAAATGCGAACAAAGCCCCATTTTAAGCCAATTCTACACGCTTCTCCGTGTGGTTCTGTTTTGTAGAATTGCTTCGGACGATTTTTCATGCCTGATCATCCGGACGTATAACGCAAAATAACGCTCCGAAAATGGAACGTCACTCGCGAAAAGCCTTGTATTTGTGGGGTTTATCCACATTTTATGCACATTGACGATCAAACATCAGTAACGCAGTAACGTCACGTTATAACGTTGCAGGCATTCCAATCCGATCACCCTCGTGCTATAATATCATTACAACCTAACCAACCAACCGGAGAGGGGCGCAAGTGCTGATTATTCCAATGCTTTCAGGCACTTCCGCCTCTTTCTTCTTGATTTTAGGCATGAAAAAAGACACGCGGACAGTTTTCTCAATATTCCTGTCACACGCGTCTCACTTTTTCCTTGGTCGAATCGTCAAAACCCTTGTATTCTCGGGGTTTCCCGTCATTTCCCGGGTTCTCTCCACTGATCTCATGTTGAATGTCCCTTTGTGTCAGTTATTCTGTTAAGTTACAGAGTTGAAATACATATTCCATTTTTACCTGTAATAAATACTCAAGCATATTTTTCTTGTCGAATCTATATGTTATTCCACTACCAAATCGAAAGAAATCGTCAATTTCAGTCTCTTTACTTTTGGGACCCACAAATAATTTTGCTTCTCCTGCTCCTTTATCTGTCATAAGTTTCATATCACTAAATACAAAGCTTGAAGGAATTGCCCTCACAATATAATCTGTTTTTGCCACTCAAAACACCCCCTATTAACAAAAGCCATTTCCTATCGACTTGATTATCTGTTTCATAATGGCAATCAATACATCTACAACAATAGAATTTCCTGCCTGTTGATACATTGCTGTATCAGAAACTACAATCTTGAAGCTATCGCAAAATCCCATTAATCTCAGACATTCACGAGGTGTCAATTTCCTTAAACGCCCATTTGTATGAACATAATTGTCAACACCTGCTCTATGCATTTTATGCATAGTTGTAAGCAATGGTCTAGCTACTTCTAAATCTGTTTTAGGCCTTGAGTAGAAATTCTTTGTTCCTGTAGCCATCACATATTTTTCAACTTTTTCCGATAGAAAATATTTTTCTAAATCTTCCATGGTTTTTTCCATATCATTATTTTCTTCAACAAAAACAAAATCACCGTGCCAATTAAACTGTTGATTCTTTTTTTGGCATAATGCTACTTCACCATCTATTTGTGTGTATCTTTTTGTCAGGTTCTTCTCGCTGGTTACAAATTCTACACCTTTCTTAGGCAAATAATATGCCCCTGATACATTATCCAACAGAAAATCCTGCATCTTCTTCTCTAGTGGTATTGGTTTTGGAAATTCAAATTCTTGTTCTAATTCAATATCTCCTCTAAACCCCACTACAAACATTCTTTCTCTATTCTGTGGTATTCCGTAATCTCGTGCGTTAAGAACTGATGGTTTTCCATTAAACGTATAATATACCTTATATCCTAATGTACTAAATACTTCTTTCATGGTTTCCCAAGTTCTTCCATCATCATTACTTAAAATCGCCTTAACATTCTCATAAATAAAAACCTTGGGTTGAATCTCTTTAACTAGACGTGCATATTCGTAGAATAGTGTTCCCCTCGTATCTTCAAGGCCTCGCTGTTTACCTACCAATGAAAATGACTGACAAGGACTGCCCCCTACAAACAAATCAACCTGTCCAGCATATTGCTTTCCATCTAAAAATGCTACATTCCAATGAAAATTTTCTTCGGAAAGTTTATAATTTGCCATATAACTTTGTTTTACCTTGTTTTGCGACTCCTTGCCTGCGTATAATTTATCCACATATGCTTTTTTCTCTTCATACGACTCTAGCTGACGTAAATCATTATTTGTTTCAAGATAAAACAGTTTGTCATGTAACATTTCTAATCTTTCAGAAATATCACGTCCACTTTTCACAATCCTTTTTGCTGATTTATACTGTGCATATATAACTTCAAGTTCTTTTGTCGAACTAACAAAGTCGTCCTCATCCAATGTGAGTGCCAATCGCAGTAAGAAAAAAAGTTTTGCTTCTATTGATGAAGGTTTACTCTCCAATATAGAATTCAATTCCTGATACTTTTTTCTTTTCGATGCTGTCGTATTCTGTATTGCTGATGCTATATCAACACCTACCTCCGACATAAGTGTTTCTACTATAGCCGAGTTATCCTCCGTCAAATTTAATTTTTCAATAAGTTTTTTATATTCGTTCTCAACACCTGCAACCATTACATCAAGTTGTGTAGCATAATCAACAGACTCTTCATCATGGATTTTCTTGCATACTTTTTTGATAGTTTTCTTTAAAATCTCAAGTTCTCTTTCCATAGAATCAACATCGATTCTTACCTTTGGCATTTCTAATTCTACATCTCCATTATCACAAGCAAATACAATCTCATGTTCCAATTGCATTCTATCCAATGCATGTTCAATGGCTCCAATACCACTAAATACAGTTGCTAACTTTATCATATCAAGCATTTCTCCTTGTTGTTTATTCTATGGCACTCTTACCACTTTTTACCCAACTGTCAAGTTCACTCTTTTTAAACTTCCATAGCTTACCAATTTTATGTGCCGGAATATCCGTTTTCTTAATCCAGTTTCTTACGGTTTCTTTTTTTACACCCAAATAATTAGCAGCTTCTTCCAAGCCAATCCAACAATCATTGCTTATTTCATTCATTTCCTCACCTCTGATAAATATACTATTACCAACTTTATCAGTATAGCAAATATAAGTTCAATTTTCAATCTGTTTGACTATGTTTTGTAATATTTGATACCATTTTGTTCATATTTTGGTTTTCAAAATGTTTTATATAATACCCTTATTACAGTTCCGACACAAAGCTCAACAAAAGAATATATCAGAAAAACCAACAAGCTTTAGAAACTTCTTATACTAAGCATTATATTGTTTGCTATTAACAGGGCACTTATCATGCCCTGCCTCCATCCGTTCTTTCCATAACCCGTTCTTGCTCCATTTCCAATATCTTTTCATAAATAACCTGATAATCTTCAAATATCTTATCCTCATCAGAGGTGTCAACTCCACATGCCTTACAAACAGCACTATACAGCTGAATATTGTATGAATTATTGTCCGGTTGAAACTGTAGCATCCTTGCCTTCTCGATAACAGACAAATCATCAAAAGCAATTCCCCGCTGTTTAATCTCATCCAGCACCGCTTCTGTCTTGTTTTTGACAACCAATTCACAAATGCCCTTATAAATCAAATCCGTTCACCAATCCTTTTCTAATCAACTGCTACCTTGACAAACACAAGCCATACCATAGCCTTTAAAACTTTGCCAATAAATTCTAAAATCATAAATTCAACTCTCCTTTCCACCCATCGGGAGCCACCCGCATTGGATATACCTCGTAACCAAATCACTTGTTGATGCGCATTCGCCGAATGATTTTTCATGCAGGCACGAAGTTCACCCGGCTCATTTTGCGCACAAAAAATAGAACTACCTGACTGTAGCTATCCATCAAATCTTCCGATTCCATTTCAACTCATTATTTAGTCCTATCCGTAAAAATACCTGTTAAATTTTCCCATCCGGAGCTAATCCGGACAATTTTCACACGGAAACGTCTAGGACCAGGCTTCCGAAACCCTTTTAAATCCTGGGTTTCTTCCACCTGTCACAAATATACCACGTTCCCCCGTAGCCGAGATAAGGAGCGCCCTATCCTCACCCTTTTCAAGTATTTTTCTCAGATTTGTGATAA